CCTAACTGTAACGGATATAAAACCTTTACTGCTACCAATAACATGGGTAAGCTACTATGGAATTGTTATAAGTCTACTTGTAAAATATCAGGTTCGACACGTGTTCATTTATCTGTAGATGATATTCGTGATGCAATCACAGATGATGTATTAGATTTTGATAAAGAAGAATTTATATTACCTGAGTACGTAGTGTCACATAATCATAGGCGAGAGGTCATGGACTTCTGTGAACTATGGGATTTAGATTGTGACAAATTGAATCTACACTATGATGTCAAGGACAAGCGAGTTGTATTTCCTGTAGAGCATAATGATATAATCGTTGATGCAGTTGGTAGGTCAGTAACAAAGTTATTGCCTAAATGGAAACGATATGGAAAAAGTAACTTGCCTTTTGTTCACGGACATGGTAGGGTAGCAGTTGTTGTTGAGGATTGTGTTAGTGCATCTGTGGTAGGTAGTGATGTATTAGTTGGGGTAGCTGTGTTGGGTACGTCATTGGCAGAGTCTCATAAGAAGTATCTCTCACGATTCTCAACAGCGATTATAGCACTTGACCCTGATGCCTTGCCTAAGACATTATCATTTGCAAAAGAACTAAGAGCCTACGTAAAGGATATAAAAATAATTAGATTGACAGATGACTTAAAATATCGTACACCTGTTGATATGGAAAACTTAATGACCTTAACCCCAAAGGAGTAACAACATGGAATTATCATTAATACGAAGTCTTATGGATAAACCATTCTATGATGACCACAGAGGTGCTAAATGCCCTGACAGGTTATTCAGTAAGGATGTTCGTAAGATTAAACAGACTCTCGATAAAGCAATAGATATATACGAGAGGACAGTAACACCTGATGAGATAGAAGCATTGTTCTTAGCTAACAATCCATCAATGACTACTGCACAGAAGCAGGGATACTCTGCTCTGTTTAGTACAATCAAGAAGGAGCAACCCCTTGGAAGTGACATTGCACAAGAAGTACTATCTAAATTGTTTCAGCAAGTTGTTGGCGAAGACATTGCCAATCTTGGCTTTGACTATGTTAATGGTTCTAAATCCTCTCTTGAACCCCTTAGAAATATTCTTGAGTTGTATGGGGATGATTTTACACCTAACCTTAATATAGAGTGGGATGACATATCTATCGAGACACTACTTGCTAAGAATGACTTAGAAGCTAGGTGGACATTCAATATACCTAGCCTGATGCGAAAGCTAGATGGTATCAACGCAGGTCATCTCATTGAGGTGGGTGCTAGACCTAATACAGGTAAGACATCATTCCATGCATCAATCATTGCTAGTCCAAATGGATTTGCTCATCAAGGTGCTAAGTGTGTCATACTATGTAACGAAGAAGGTTATCACAGAGTTGGTGCGAGATACTTGACGGCAGCCACAGGTATGACTGTACAAGAAGTCAAGAACAATCCTGCTCAAGCACAGACTAGATACAAACCTGTCTTTGATAATATCAAGATACGTGATGCATCTAATCGTGACATGGCATGGGTGGAGAGTGTGTGTAAGGCATACAAGCCTGACATTCTAGTGTTGGACATGGGAGATAAGTTTGCTAGGACAAGTGGATTCTCTCGACCTGATGAAGCACTGAAGGCTAATGCTATTCATGCTAGGCAGATTGCCAAGACGTATGAGTGTGCAGTCTTTTATATGTCACAGTTATCTGCTGAAGCTGAAGGTAAGGTTGTATTGAACCAAGCTATGATGGAAGGCTCACGTACAGGAAAAGCTGCAGAAGCAGACTTGATGGTATTGATAGCCAAGAACCCACAAGTAGAAGGACAAGACGAGGAAGATGTACAGAGACATCTTAATATTGTAAAGAATAAGTTATCAGGTTGGCATGGCACAGTTCATTGTGAACTTGACTACAAGACAGCGAGGTATACAGCATGAAGTTAACACTTGATGTAGAGAATACTGTTACACATAGAGGTGGTAAGTTACACCTTGACCCATTTGAAGCTGACAACAAACTTGTCATGGTTGGGTGTTTAACAGACACAGGTAAGGAATACTTGTACAGAGATGACTTCACAGGTGTACAGGAATTACTAGACGAAGCTACAGTCTTGATTGGACATAACATTGTTCACGACTTACTGTGGTTATGGGAGTGTGGCTTCACATATGATGGCACAGTCTTTGATACCATGTTGGGTGAGTATATACTACAACGTGGACAGAAAGAACCTTTGTCATTAGAAGCATGTGCCATAAGACATGACCTAGACACAAAGAAGCAAGACACTATGAAAGAGTATTTCAAAAACCATACGTCTGTTGATGAGATACCACATGAAGAGTTAGCTGACTATTTATCTGCTGACTTGAAGGCTACTCAACAGTTGAGTGATTCTATTTATAGGAGACTCAATACGATTGATAATGCTAGTCTTATGGAAACAGTATTGTTTACCAATCAGGTAGCAATCACGTTGGCTAAGATATATCAACGTGGGTTTACTGTAGATACAGATGCTTTGGATGGAGTACGTATACAATTCGAGCAAGAGAAACAAGACATAGAGAAGAGACTAAACAAGCAGGTCAAAGAGTTGATGGGTGATACACCTATTAATCTCAATAGTCCTGAACAGATGTCGTGGGTTATATATAGTAGGAAGCCACTAGATAAGACTATGTGGGCAAATAGCTTTACTCCTTACATGGATACCACTGACTACAAACAAATGGTTGCGACTAAGTCTACCATTGTATATAAGACAAATGCAGAACAATGTAACCCCTGTTCAGGTACAGGGTATATAAGAAAGGTAAGGAAAGATGGAACTCCTTTTGCTAGACCTACCAAGTGTGACTCTTGTGATTCTGTTGGCTACTTATTTATCCCTGACAAGATGGTGGTAGGTGGACTAAAGTTCAATGCTCCCAATGCTAAGTGGGTTAGTAACAATGGATTCAGTGTTAATAAGACTAACTTAGGTACACTGTACACTATGGCTAAACATAAGAAGATGACTAGTGCTATGAACTTCTTATCAGATTTACAGAGACTATCAGCACTAGATACATACTTGTCTTCCTTTGTTGAAGGCATACAAACTCACATCAAGCCTGATGGTAGGTTACATGTGAGACTATTACAACACAGAACTGCCACAGGCAGGTTCAGTGGTGCTGACCCTAACATGCAGAACATGCCTAGAGGTGGTACATTCCCTGTCAAGAAGGTATTCGTATCACGTTGGAAGGGTGGCAAGATACTTGAAGCAGACTTTGCACAATTAGAGTTTAGAGCTGCGGCATTTTTATCACAAGACCAAACAGCCATGAAGGAGATAGATGATGGTTTTGACGTTCATAGTTATACTGCTCGTGTTATTAGTGATGCAGGTGAGAAGACATCTCGCCAAGAAGCGAAGGCTCATACCTTTGCACCCCTCTATGGAGCAACAGGGTTTGGAAGGACACCTTCTCAGGCTACATATTATAAACACTTCACAGAAAAGTACAAAGGGATTGCACTATGGCACACCAAATTGGCTAAAGAAGTTATGACTACAGGTAAGATAAAGATACCTTCAGGTAGAGAGTTTGCATTTCCTGATGCTAAGAGATATGCAAATGGAAAGATAACTAACTTCACACAGGTCAAGAACTATCCTGTGCAGAGTTTTGCTACTGCTGATATAGTTCCTCTGATACTTATGCATATAGATAGATTACTTTCTACCCTAAAGTCCTGTGTTGTAAACAGTGTGCATGATTCTATAGTCATAGACATACATCCTGAAGAAGAAAAGCAGGTACTATTCCTACTACATTCAGCTAATCAAGACTTACTAAACATTATTAATCAGAAGTTTAACATTGATTTTAATGTGCCTTTATTACTAGAAGCAAAAATAGGTAATAATTGGCTTGACACCAAAGACGTTATATGATATAACGATAGAACTTTAACAGAAAAGGAAATTACATATGAGTGATTTAGTTACAATAGATACAAATAATTATGCCGCAATGGCAAAAGCTATGGGTATCGCAGGAGAAAATACAACTAGTGATAAGAAGTCAAACACTTTACCTAGATTGAAGATAAACCATGCACCTATAATGGGTGAAGCAGAAGTGAAGGGCAAGTCTATGAACGTGGAAGTCGTTCAAGGTGGTACATATAAGTTGGACATACCTGATGATAAGGCAGTCTATGCAACTTCTGCAACGATAAGACCTTTTATACAGAGATTTATGTATAAGAGATTTGTTAAGAATATGTCTGCAAAAGCAGGTGAGCCTATGGGTACTTATCATAAGACACTTATGGCAGACAATCTTAATATAGACTTGAAAGACAATCAGGGTGGGTTTAATTGTGGCAAACCATCAGGATACATACAAGACTTTAAATCACTACCTGAGAAGACACAGGAACTTATCAAGCAAATAAAACGTGTACGTGTTGTGTTTGGTATTGTTGATTTAGTAGATGCTACAAATGAGAAGGGTGAGCCTGTTCAAGTAGACAGTCAACCTTTTATATGGGAGATTGATAACAGAGATGCCTTCAAGACAATGGGCATACCTTTTAACAAGTTATCTCAGATGAAGAGACTTCCTGTTCAGCATAATATAACAGTAGGCACAGAGGAGAGAAAGTTACCTAATGGTAATTGTTTCTATCTTCCTACTGCAAGTTTAGACATAAGTAAGTCTATAGAACTAGCTGATGCTGACCAAGAAACTTTTGCTAACTTCTTAGCTTGGGTAGAGAACTACAATAGCTATATCATCAATGAGTGGGATGTCCAAGCAGGTCAAAAGTATGACGAGGAAGACAACTCTGTTGTTGGTGACTTCATTGATATAGAAGAAGAGGTAGCCTAATGCAACATCGTGGTGAATTGGCAATAAGTCAATACTTAGAAAATGCTTCTAAGGGTTTGACATCTATGAGTGATGAGACTATTAATCGTGTAGGCGAAGAAATAAAGGAGTCACTCAAACGTCAGTTTGCAGGTGGTAATAAACGAGATAGGTTTAGGTTACGTATGTCTAATATAGGTAGACCTTCATGTCAACTATGGTTTGAAAAGAATAGACCTGAGACTGCATTACCTAAACCTACTACGTTTGTTATGATGATGATGATTGGCGATATAGTTGAGTCTGTGTTTAAGGGATTGCTTACAGAAGCTAATATAGAATACAAAGATAGTGATACTGTAGAACTTAAAATTGATGACAAGAATACTATATCAGGCTCTTATGACTTAGTTGTTGATGGAGCAGTCGATGATATTAAGTCTGCATCTGATTGGTCTTACAAGCACAAGTTTGATTCTTACGAGTCGTTAGCTTCAGGTGATAGCTTTGGTTATGTAGGGCAACTTGCAGGTTATGCAAAGGCATCAGGCTACAAAGCAGGTGGTTGGTGGGTTGTTAACAAAGCCAATGGTCAATTCAAGTACGTTCCTGCTAACATAGATATGGATAAAGAACTCGATAAAGTTAAGCAGTCCATAAAAGCTGTAGAAGCCAAAGACTTAGTGAGATGTTTTGAACCTGAACCTGAAACATTTAGAGGTAAAGAAACAGGCAATATGGTACTAAATAAAAATTGTAACTTCTGTTCTTATAGACAATCTTGTTGGGAAACTCTTGTAGAATTACCTGCTCAGATGTCTCAAGCTAAAGAACCTAAGATGGTACAATATATAAGTCTTAAGAGTGCCTAAATGTCTCCTCATAAAGTAAGACGAGAAGCAATAAAGTATGGGTATAGAAGTGGATTAGAGCATAAGATTTCTATGACTCTTGATACTATAAAGTATAAGTATGATTATGAGAGTATCAAGATAGAATGGGAAGACTTAGCCTATCGAACCTATACCCCTGACTTTATATTAAACAATGGTATTATAATAGAAACAAAGGGGAGGTTTTTAACAACAGACAGAAGAAAACACTTGTGCATTAAGAAGCAACACCCTAAGCTAGATATTAGATTTGTATTTACAAACAGTCGAAGTAAACTAAGCAAAGGTGCGAAATCTACATACGCAGAGTGGTGTATTAAACATGGCTTTCGATACTATGACAGGATAATACCTGAAGATTGGTTAAAAGAAAAGGGTAAGAATAAACATCCCATATTTATAAAATTCAAGGGTAAAAAAGTTAGGAGAGTAAAATGAAGAATGTCATAAACCAATTAAGGAAAGAAGATTTTGTAATCAGTATAAGACCACAACTAGATAGTAAAAGAATTTGGACAGGTGAAGTTGACTTGTCCATAATTACATCTGTAGACAATCCACTTACTGATGATGACTACTATGGTTTACTTTCTTTCTGTAAGGTTGTTTGTTCTTCTGTACCTGTTATGGAAGAAGATGAGTATGTTAGAAAGAGATTAGAAGATAAAGCTGATGCGTTTGATGAATTAAACTTTGCACCTGAAAAGAAAAAGGGAAAAGTAGTTGACAGACATGATAATGTTGTGGTACTGTCTTTTGATGCAGACACAGATGGTAATGCATAATGTTAAGACATTTGGAGTATATGAAAAGGATGGCAGAGAAAATGCAAAAGAATGACAAAGAAGTTAATTATTTAGGTGGTTCTCTCAAAGAAGATATGGTTAATCACCCTGTTCATTATAACAAAGCAGGTATCGAAACTATTGATGCCATAGGTGCTGCAACTAATGAAGGGTTTAAATATTACCTACAAGGCAACATACTAAAATACATATGGAGATATGAATATAAGAATGGTGTTGAGGACTTAGAGAAAGCACAGTGGTATCTCAACAAACTTATAGAGGTGTATAATGATAAAAGTTAAAGTCATGCTTACACTAGAAGTAGACCCTGAAGAATATCCTGTACCTTCTGATGGGGATGTCACAGAAGATTTTGAAGACTATGTACGTGAATTGTTTCACGATTTAGAAGGTGTTAAAGTTAAACATATGAAAGTATTAATGGAGTAAGAAATGCTAAATAACTATTTACCAACAGACTATCAAAACTTCATAGCATTATCTCGCTATGCAAGGTGGAAAGAAGATGACCAACG